GAACACAAGCGTCCAAATTTGATTTTTAGAGCTAACTTGAAGGATGAAGCTTTGTCCTTTGAAAAGATAGCCAAGGGTAAAATCCGAGTTTTCGCCGGTGCCCCTGTGACACTTGTAATAGCAACACGTATGATTACACTTGCTTTAATTAATGCCATGACGTACTTCCCAACTGTGTTTGAAAGTGCAGTGGGTGTTGATGCCGCAGGTAGGGATTGGGACAGATTGTATACATATATCACAAAGTTTTCACACTGCTGTGCGGGAGATTTCAAAGCCTTCGATAAGGTTATGCCCGCTGGAATTTCTGAGGCTTCATTTTCCGTATTGAAATATTTGTTGGCGGAGAGTGGAATACCACAAGATTTTCTGAATGTGTTTGACACGTTAGCAACAGAGATCAGTCATCCCATCTATGAAGTTGACGGTTTATTGTATCGTGCGTGTGGTTCAACACCATCAGGCCACCCTTTGACAGTTGTGAAAAATGGAATTGACAATGCTATTAGCATGCGCTATGCTTATTATGCTGCCCATTATAGGCAAGAGCAGAAGGATTATGATCCAAAGCGTGGTGTCATACCATTGTTCCACCAAGTGGTGGCTTTGATGACTTATGGAGATGATAATGTAATGTCTGTTGACGTGGCTAAAGAACCACTATTTCACCAATTATCGATTGCACAAGAATTAGGAGAAATTGGTCAGACATACACTTCAGCTGCTAAAGGCGAACATGTAAGCAAATACACTGATGCTGAGGAATTAGATTTTCTCAAAAGGAGTTTTAAACCACATCCTGTGTTTGAAAAACGTGTTGGAGCTTTGCAAGAGTCATCTATTGAGAAGTCCTTGACTTGTATCAGAAAGCCCAAGAAAGGGCAGAATGAGTCTGTGGCCCAAATTCTTGCTGGAAACATGCGTCAGGCTCTATTTGAGTATTATATGCATAGTCCAGAAAGATTTCGACAGCGAAAAGTTGAATTTTGTGAGATCGTTGAAGGTGCTAAGGACGCTGAAGGCGTACGAATAGATTTGTATTTTGTACCCCCTGAAGAGGAGGAATGCATTTTGCGCTATGTTTCGTCTACATGTGTCTATCAACAGGTCATGGATGACTACGATGTTCCTTTAGAAATGCAGAGTGGTTTCATGGTCCAAGGCTGCGACATGGAAGCTATTAAAATTGGCATACAAGCTAAGTTGAACAGCTGGCGTACTATGCGAGCTAGGAAGGCTGTGCTACATGATCAATTGCTAGCCTTGTGGTCTTCAGCCAGGTGGGGCGAAGAATTTACATTGAACGCACATTGGTCTGTGTTGACACAACGGTTTGAAACCGTGTGTACTATGCAGGCTGTTGACATTGTTGAAAAGAGGTGTGTATTGTGGCAATTGGACGGGCTGCTTAATGATGATGTCATTAACATCATTATTGCATATGCCCAAAGAAGTTTCTGTTACCGAGTGATTTTTGATTACACGTTTGGCACGGTGATGGAACTAACGTCTTACCTCCCGCGAGGTGAGCTTATGTCAAACCCGGATTGGTATGCTTCGACCTATCCGGAACTTGTGAGGATCGAACTCATGGATGAAGCCCTGTTTGGTTAGGTTGAACACCTCCAAACATTGTATTATTAGTTTACTATTACTTATACAAGGTGTAAGGGGAGCACGCAGTCAATGTCCCCAATTCATGAAGAAACCGAAACTTCAGAAAATACGGTAGAGCTAGATAGCTCAAATATTGTTCCACAAGCTGGTGAATTTTGCCATGAAGAACCTGCTCAAAACTATACACAGACACAATTGATGGGATTTGTTGACCAAAACCCTTCTTATGTTTGTGAAATTGCTTCTGATCCAGATCCAACTTCTACTAGTGTAGCTAATGCTGATTGCACGTTGGGCGAATTTATGTCCCGACCTGTTAAGATTGCCACATATAGTTGGCCTGTAGGAACTCCAAACGGTATAAACCAATTGCTTTACCCATGGACTGCGTTTCTAAGAAATAGACGCGTAGTCAATAGGTTGACGACATTTCGAAACATTAGAGGTAAACTCCATGTTAAATTTCTCGTCAACGGCAATAATTTCTACTATGGACGTATGTTGGTGTCCTATTTACCTTATGGCTCTTTTGGGTCTGGTAATTTTGCCAATGCCCGTCCTTTGGGACCTTTGACACCTCCAATTGATACTGTGGCTGCTACTTGTAGACCACACATTTATTTGGATCCATCAACTTCGCAAGGTGGAGAAATGGTACTTCCGTTCTTTAATCAGAATGATGCACTGGCTACTCCTTCAATGACGGATGCTGAATTGAATTCAATGGGTCTTCTGTGGTTGACATCCTTGACCCCAATGTTCCATACCAATGGTGGCACTACGGCAGTCACTGTAACAGTGTATGCTTGGATGACAGATGTACACATGTATGGTCCGACTGAAACCAATGCTGCTATTTTGGTGCCACAATCTGGAACTGAATATGGAACTGGAGTCATATCCAAGCCAATGTCGGGTTTAGCTCGCTTTGCTTCTGCAATGAAAGATGCCCCTATTATTGGACCATATGCCATGGCTACCAGTTTGGCTGCCACAGCAACTGGTCAAATTGCTTCATTATTTGGATTTTCTCGACCCAGAATCTTGACAGATCCAGCACCTATGGTACCTATGTTGTGTGGCAATATGTCCAATTATAATGCTAATGATACGTCTGTCTCTTTGGCTTTGGATTCCAAACAAGAAGTGACAATTGACCCACGTGTTGTAGGTTTAAGTTCTGCAGATGAGCTATCGCTCCATCATATTGCTAGTAAAGAATCACTCATGGGGCGTGTCCAATGGGATGTGGGAACACCAGAAAATGCTATATTGCATACTAACTATGTTACACCATGCTTCTATCGTTCTTCTGGACCACCCGGGGGGACGCAAGAGATAGCATTATCATCTTGCGGATTTGCAACTTATGCTTTTGCTTATTGGCGTGGCACTGTTAAATTCAGGTTTCAAGTTGTGGCCTCTGGTTACCATAAAGGACGTTTGAAAGTTGTGTTTGATCCATGGACAACTAGTTTTGCTGCCGAAGATAACACTGCATATACGAGGATAGTTGACTTAGCCCAAGAACGCGATTTTGAAGTTGACTGTACATGGCAAAACAACCGTCCCAGTGCTTCAGTTGCATATTTTAGTAACTTTGGTGCTGGTGCCTTACCAGTTCAGAGTAACTTTACTAATGGTGCAATATCATTGTACGTTCTAAATGAATTGGTGGGACCCTCTGCCACTACAAATCCTATTTACATTAATGTGTTCATTTCTTGCCCTGATCTTATGGTTTGGGGCCCAACATCAGAGCGTATTAATACAGTATCTTATTACCCATTAAATACAACTCCTGCAATTGCTTTAGAGCAAATACAAGAAGTGGAAGAAGTGGAGGAAACTGACGATGTGATTTTAGAAGTACAAAGTGGAGTGGTCGAATCTGATGAAAATCATGCAGGAGATCCTTCTATCCCTAATAATCCATCCACAACTTTGGTAATGGGAGCTGATAATGATCAAGATCAATTGATATCTATTGTTGCTGGTGAAAGAATATCATCTATCAGGCAATTGCTTAAAAGGTATTGCTTTCACACTATGCATGGTTTTTCCACAACTGGTGGTCAAGAGATATTATTTCAGCTGACTCACCCGAGAATGCCTTGGTATTACGGTTCAGCGCCAAATGCCGTTGATACCATTGGAAATATACCGTTTAACAAGTGTAAAACCACTTTTTATAACTTCTTTCGTCCGGCTTTTGCTGGTCATCGAGGTTCTGTGAGGTGGAAATATTGTAGGACATTCACGGGCACACCCACTCTTCTTTCCGGTAAATATGGTGGTCAGGAAATGTGTGTTCTGGAACGAAAATCTGATGATTCAAGGTATGAGAGGAATCAATGGATCATTGAGCCTCCTGAAGGACAACCTGGTCAGTCTGATGAGTATAATAATCGAGTTCGTGATTGGGCCATAGTATCACCACATGGTGGTAATGGTTTGGTTGCAGGTGGGGTTGTTAATCCCAATTTGGAGGTTGAGTTACCATGGTACTCACAGACTCGGTTTGCGCGTTTGGCAGACCCAAACTTCTCTGTGAATAATCCACAACCAGAAGGTTTGGAATTTTCCACTTATATGCCGAGAGCTTCTTCCTCTGCACATGCTTCATTTGTTGCGGTTGGAGAAGATTTCAACATGTTTTTCTACCATGGACCACCTATTCATTATCGCTACATGCCACCATAACATGTGGAACGCCTTCAAATGAGGCTTACGTAAAATATCTTTGAATTGCCTTTGGATGAGGCCTATGAATAAATATCTCTAACGTTTGGTTCTCGTAAAGAACAATTGGGGTTGCGACGCCCCGGGTGCTCACCTATTTCGAGTGCCTGCCCTTCGCGCTAGTTTGATAACGACTTAAAGTTTTAATCCGGCTAGCCGGAGGAATTTGTCTTTGAGTCGCATCTTTCAGTGCGCGATTGGCTATTGTAAATATGTAAAAT